ATTCTGCGAAGGTAGTCAAATGTGACGCCTCCCGACCGCATGTGAGGCCTATTGTTCAGGCCACCTTGGGATGTTCAGTTCCCGGGGTGGCCCTCCCACATGCGTGTCCAGAAGACACAGACACCATGCTTGCTGGGATAGCCAAGAGATTTGCTTTTAAGCCCCCTACTCCAGACGAACAACTCTTGGCAGAGTTGCGTTCTTTTGTTCGTGACTGGATCAACACCAATCTGACCCCCCTTTCCCCGGAAGAGGACACCAGCGTCGAATCGTGGCTGGAGTCCACTTCTTACCCCGAATGGCGACGCAAGGAGTTGTATGAGAAATACCTGCGTGTCCCTGATGTGGATGTGGACAAGAAGTACTATAAATGTAAGTCTTTCATGAAGGATGAGACATACTCTGAATACAAGCATGCCCGCGCTATAAACTCAAGGTCCGATGAGTTTAAGTGCGCAGTTGGCCCAATCTTCAAGCTCATTGAGAAACAAGTCTTCAAGAACGAGGCTTTTATCAAGAAGATTCCTGTAGATCAGAGACCCCAGTACATTATTGATAGGCTGTATGCTCCCGGAGCGAGGTATAGCGCCACAGACTACACGTCATTCGAGTCCCTCTTCACTAAGGAGTTGATGGAGTGCGTTGAATTCGAGTTGTATGAATTCATGACACAGCACTTGCCAACCGGACCACAGTTCATGGATCGTGTCCGACGTGTCCTTGGAGGGAAAAACTTCTGCACTTTCAAAAACATCTCTATCCAGCTTGACGCTACTCGCATGTCAGGCGAAATGTGCACGTCCCTTGGTAATGGGTTTTCAAATTTAATGTTCCTACTGTTTGTCTGTAAACGCAAAAATCTCAGTTGCGCGGCAGTAGTGGAGGGAGATGATGCTCTGGCAAGAATTTTGGGCAATGGCCAACCAGAGCAGGAGGACTTTGCGCGTCTGGGTCTTAACATCAAGTTGGAAATGCATGACAACTTGAATGAAGCGAGCTTTTGCGGCCTTGTCTTTGATATGGAAGACCGCCGTAATGTGACTGACCCTAGAGAGGTGATGGCTAGTTTTGGCTGGACGACCCGCCAATATGCTAAGTCAAACTTTAATAAGAAGAAAATGCTCCTACGCAGCAAAGCACTATCACTCGCATACCAATATCCCGGGTGCCCCATTCTTTCTTCGATGGCCCGGTATGGATTGCGTGTCACAAGATCTGTAGATATCCGTCATCACGTCAACAACATTCGTAACACTTACGAACGTGAATGGTTGCAGGAGGCAATGAAGCATCCAGTGTTGACTGTGGAAGTAGGCATGGGAACTAGGCTGTTAGTCGAGAGACTTTATGGCATTCCCGTAGAACTTCAGGTGAAAATCGAGACCTGGTTTGAAGGCTTGGATCAGATCCAGCCTCTAGATCACCCATTGATTGATCTAGTCATGAAGCTGTTATGGAAAGAATATTATGCTTCCTACTCCACTTCAACATTTGACGAGACCCCGGTACAGCAGTGGCACCAGTGTGCAGAGTACAAAGTCCTCAACCCGTTAAGAG